TCTCGCTCTGTCAATCCCAATGACGAACTTTTTGTTCCTCGTTGGGTCATTATAGCGGTTTTTGAGTTGCTTAACCAAAATTTGATTAAGTTCTTCCATTTGTTCAGTTTGGATGAGAGCGAACATGAAGTCCGCTGTAGCAGGAAGACCAAAGCTCTCACTGGTATCCTCCAATCCGATATCAGTAGCCGTATATCCCGAGCGAGTCGTTTGTGTAGCCGATACGATTGGTAGGTCACATTCCACAGCAAGTCCTCTAAGTTCTTCTGCAATCGACTTAATATAGAAGTATGATCCGACATTTGCATTTGCTCTGAATCTAGATGATGTACAAATATTTAGATAATCCACAAAAATTATCTTAGGAACAAACTGTCTTTTGATAGCAAGTTCCTTGAGTAATCCTTTAATATGACCAACATGAGCTGATGCAGTAGGATACTCTTTAATGACCAATGCACCCTGAGTTTTCTTTTTCAGTTTCTCAACCGAATTTTCAAACATCTGTTTTGGAATAGAGTGAAGGTCATCTATAGTCATGTCCATAAGGTTTGCATCAATACGTTCTGCAATCCTTTCTTCTGCCATTTCCAAAGAGATATAGAGAACATCATGTCCCTGCATCAAAATGTTTGCAGCCATGTGACACATGAATAATGACTTACCTACACCTGTTCCTGCAAGACAAATATTCAGAGTCTTGTTTGGTAAGCCTCCTTTTGTAATTTCATTGAAGAATGAAAGATCGAATGGTATCCTCTCCTCTTTCTTGTGATAAAACTCATAACGATCAGAGGCATCAAAAATATAATCGTGACCAACAGAACTATCGAAACTAACAGAAAGAGCATTGGATAGTATGTCAGGCAAACTACCAGTGTCCCTAGTCTTATCATCACCATTGATGATGTGGATTCCTTCCAAGATTGCAAGGTGAAGGGCCCTATCTTTGCAATATCGTTCTGTAGTATCAACCAACCATTTTTCATCCACATCTTCAGAGGTAAAAGCATTGATAGTCTCCTTGGTTTCCTTCCAATTATCTTCTGTTAGGTCATTTCTTTTTTCTGCCTCTATAAGAAGAGCTTCTTTGGTGGGTGGTGTATTGTACTTATCATAGAAATTATAGATTTCATCAAAGATGACTTTGTTTTCCTTGGACTCAAAATACTCATTCTTCAAAAATGGTAATACCTTCCGACTGAAGTTCTCGTTGGTGAGCAAGTGACTTAATATTGTTATCTCTGTAGATGATGTCAAAACTATCCTCTTTAGCTATAGATTTTTCTAAACATAAAACAAGAATGTCACCAACAACTTTGTGAAATTCCTGTTCGTGAATTTTGTGATTATCATTATCACTTTTGATTTCAAGAATGGTAAAATTTAAATCTAGTCCACCATCCTCTCTTTCTTCCTCTCCCACTTGGATTTCATTGTAAGCGTAAATTACGTTCTTGAATTTACCCTCATCAATCCGAATCGCTGTGAATTCAGCTTCGTCACTATCCCTTGTTACAAAAGAATGTTTGACTACTTCTGAATCTTCAGATTCATTTTTAACATCAGACATATATTCTCCAGCTGTTGTAAATTTTAAATCATTTTCAGACATAATGCAAATAACTCCCTAAAATATATTTGTCTTGACCCACTGGAGTATTACCTCTGTGTATAAATTCCCATGTAGCAGGAAACACTAGTACTTTACCATACTCAGGAGTCACTTTCAAGTCTAAACTGACAAACTCTGTTTCTCCACCTACAGCCACATTATTAAGGTAGACAAAGAATACCAGAAAACGCCGTGCAGACTCATAATCGCCAACGTCAACATGATCCAGAAAAAAAGAACTATCTCTCTCATATTTCTTCATTCGTAAGGCTTCCCAAGAATATTTTTCAGGCCACTGTTTGGGATGCAGTTTAGTTTCAATTTTGTATCTATCCATAATACTGTGAAACCGATTGTACAGTTCCAGATTCATGTCATTTTTACCACCATGATCCATGAGGTTCAACTCCCAGAAATGCCTGTGACCTGGCAATCTGGTCTCTTCATGATGGTCTTTTGCGGCCTCAAAATACTCTATGAGGCCGTCACATTCTTTCTTATCAAATATCTTCGGATACGTCCGAATCCACCTGTCCATAAGTAAACTCCTTTTCGGCAGCTTCATCCAGTTTTTTCATCACATCTTCAGTGAAGTATTTTTCTGGGTCAGCATAGATTGATTTACCATACAACTGAGTACCATTCATGTCATATCGATTTCCAGACCTTTGAAACACACCATGTTTCTCACCGAATTCCAAGAGTCCATAATATCTGTCAATTCCACTCTGATACCCCAACTTGACATCGACCATTTTATTTTCGATTGTCAGTCTGGATTTCTGATTCTTACAATGAATAATATTACCCACTACTTCTGAACCATCCTTGTCCTTCTTCTTGGACAAGTAAACTATGGAACTGGCTGCGTACTTCAGTCCAGAACCACCACCCATCTCTTTCGTGGGCATATATGCACCTATCACATCATAAGTGTGATTAGTAACAACCATAGGAACATTTGCACGACCTAACTTGAGAGTCAGTACACGAAAAGCGGCTTTGATAATTTGAGAGCGAGTCATATCTCTAGTTTCTGCTCCTGCAGCTGTATCCTGCAGCTCTTTCGTAGTTGACAGATTACCTAGAGAGTCCAAAACAAACATCATTGGTTTCTGTTCGTCTGATTCCAGATATGCATCAAGAATCTTGATTGCTTGTGTACGGAACTCCTGTATGGTAACTACAGGAAGAATAACCATTCGTTTTGGGTCTATACCCCGATTGACTATAAGTTCTTTAGGTATAGCAGATTCAGACTCAAAATAAAGAACACCAGCGTCAGGATTAGAGTCCAGAAAGTTCTTGACCAACCCCAGCGCAAAATACGTTTTGCCAGTGGCCGACTCGCCCGCCAGTGCGGTGATTTTGTTTGAAGGTAAACCCCCATGAATAGAACCAGAGAGTAGAGCGTTAAAAAGAAAGCTGCCAGTGTCAATATAGCTGTTGACATCACCAGCGGCCACTCCGTCATCAACAACTGATGCAAACTCATTACCCGATTCCTTAATAAATTGATTTAGATTCATTCACCCTCACGATTTTCAGATTTATCAACATCGAAACCATCTGGATATCTACCAGACAATTTCCTCGTATTCTCTGCAAGTATTTCTTCCAATGTCCATCCCATCGAAATCATGACTTGTTGAGCATACCACATAACATCACCCAACTCACCTTTGAGTTTTACCCTCAACTCAGCTGTTGGTTGTTTACCCTGAAACAAGAGCTTCTTTACTATATCTAGTAACTCTCCACCTTCAGAGCAAATACCGATTGCACCAGTAAGTAACCTTTGAGGTTGATTCCACCTTGGATTTTCTTGTAACTCATCCAACCTTTCGATAAAAGTATCACAATCCTTGGTGGCCTCACTGGTCACACTGTCTACAAACTTTCTATGATTCATTACCTCTATTGAGTCCATTATTTTACCTTTCTTTGATTAACTAAAATTATAGAATCCATTATTTTACCTTTCTTTGATTGAACACGTTAAAACATCTACGACTACAAAACTTTTTATTTGGTCCTTTATACCGACTCCAACAATTCATGCATTCCTTCATTTTTCTTTTCCTGTATAGTTTTATCATTAAAATATTTGCGTGGATTACCACACATCCAACAACTACAAAACTTTGGTGCATGAGCTTTCTTTCCAATCATTCTTGGACTATCACCCCACCACCAGTTGTAATGATTTTTCTCTACTTTTTTTTTCTTCTTAAATTCTTGTTTTCTACGCCAGGCTTTATTTCTCATGAGAAAAAATCCATTAGGGTTGTTTGCGTACCATATGATTCATCAATCTGCCACTGAATTGCGGTAGTGATGAACTTCAAAGGTTCCACATATGCTTTTTCAAATTGTTTGCCATAGTCAATGTATTTTGTGATTTCGAGTTCTCTAGGAAACTCAGAAATAAAA